CATGACACCAGAAGAATATATCGATCAAATGAAAATACAAGAGGTGTCTTGGAACGGTGATATATGCGAGAATGAACCCACCGGGGATTACATATTATCCGAAGAAGACGCCTTGGAAGCAGTAAGAATGGCTAGGGAAGACGAGAAACGGATCGTGAAAGAAAAATGCGAGAAATTATTCCGTGACTTCCTGCTTAAAGCCTTTCTCAAAAGTGCTTCAAACGAGCCGTTTGACCAAGAAGAGGAGTTCAAGAAATTAATGGATAGGATATGAAATACTTGATATTACATGACGGGGAAGCATTTTACACTGATTGGTTCTCCGTGGAAAATAATTACATACCGGGCATGGTTGTATTTGACTTGGTCGCTGACGTGTTTACTGATGACGGTAATGTATGGCATAAAATAGGAATAGATTATTTATAATTTGAATCATGAACACGAAACTAACGATTGACGAGATAGAGCTTGATAGCACGGATAAAGCGATTGACTGGGAGCAACGCAGGTACGAGATAGCGAAAGATGTTCTAACCGGGATTATAGCAGAGGAAAGTATTCCCGGTACTGATCCATTTCATTATATTGACAAAGATGTAAGTCGAGCGATAGAATATGCTGACGAGCTAATCAAACAACTTAAATCAAAACAGGTATGAGATTAAGGTAAAAGAATAAGAATTCCAAGAAAAATGTATAATTCTATAATTTATTTATAACATATGTATAATAAAAGAACTTGGTTAAATAAAGAAAATTCTCCTTCAACGGGAAATATTGTTGCTTATGATGGAGAAACTTCTTGGAAAGGGGAAAAGGTTAGAAATACATTCTTATCTATATCAGATTGCAATAATTCAATAAGATTACACAGGATAGAAGATGATTCGATTGAGGATTTTATAGATAAAATGGAATTACTAAAAAGTGAAATTACATTATTCATTGACCATTTAAAAAAAACAATTTGAATCATGGAAGAATACATCTGGGCGCAGGTAGTTAAAATGACTACAAACAAAATAGATGAAGGTCAGATTATTACAGTATCTGATTGGTGTTTACTTAATACAAAATAATCATGGAAGAATATAAAGTAGGCGAAGTGTTCCAGTTCGGGAAAAAGAAACTGAAATGCGTGGAAGGTTGTAGTTGTAGAGATTGTGCCATGAACCCACTTGATGTTGAAGGGTGCGAATTTATATCAAGGTACGTGGGAGCATGCGCTATTAGAGATAGGTCGGATAAAACAGGAGTTATATTTATTGAAGTAGAAGAAGATGAAAAATGAATTTAATGTAGGTGATATATTTCAGTTTGGATTTATGAAATTGAAATGTGTAGAATCAACAACAAAGGATTGTCATGGATGCGTTTTATCATGTACAAATCCATGTAAAAAATTCGTGGGTGAGTGTGCTTTTTATAAAAGACAGGACGGAAAAGATGTGATGTTCATTGAAGTAAAAGAAAAGAATAATGGTTAAAGAATTCAAAGTGGGTACGATATTCGAGCTAGGCCGGGTGTTGTTAAGGTGTACAAAAGGGAGTGATTGCACGAAATGTTATTTTTTTGATAAAGAAATTTCCTGCACGGTGTTCACGTCAGAAATGGTGGGATCGTGTGATTCGGCGGAAAGAAATGATCATGAACAAGTCTTCTTTGAAAGGGTGGGCGAAGTGTGTGATAACAGCGAGGAAGATTCATAGAGTAGGGAGTTATATTTATTGACGTAACAGAAGAATAAAATGACAGTATCTCAAAATAATCAATACAACATGAAAAAATTCGAGTACAAGGTGTTAACATTCGGTTATGGCATGATACCGGACGAGCAACGGTTAAACGAGCTTGGACAATCCGGTTGGGAGTTAACCGGGATGATTGTTGATAGTGAAAAGAAAATCAGTAACTTCTTTTTCAAGAAAGAGGTAGACCAAAAACAGGTTAAAACAAGATGAAATGAAACGTACTTACAAAATTGAAACCAAGGGTTCTGTTATAACCCTATACAGGAGGAAATTTAAGCTCTTCTGGCTTCCTGTAGAGTCCAAAGTATTCTGCTACCCGCAACACAGGATAAAAACTATATGGGATTGGATAGCGAAGTACGGGAAGGATAATTTCATATCCGACAAGTGTTATTAAAATATTTTATATCTTTGCACCACGGCACGTGAAGGTGTGCCACGAAAATATTACGAACTAGTTCATTGTTCAGCAGAAATCGCCAGTTTCAAATTTGAACAATCAAATGAGCTAGTTGGGCTTCCTATACGGTGGCTTGGCTAGTAGTTTGATTGTTAGGTCTCTGGCGATTCCTTGCTGATAGCGAACGTTAAGCCACTTTTTTATGGATAACGAAACAAAACAAGTTATAATCGACATCTCGCCCCTCGTGATTAGCGAGAGGTTCGATATTTGGTGTCTCGCCGAAATACTATTGGATCCCGCTCTGGTTTTAGAGAAATACCCTGTATGTGATAATTGACGTACTATGCTAGATGTGCCGTGTGGCGAGTGATGCAAGTTAGAGTGGCAACGTGGCGGCTTCTGGAAACAGGGGCCGCTTTTTTATATAGACTAATTTTAAATTTATAATCAAATAAACTTTTGTTATTTGCTATCGTATAATATACCACTATGTGAAAGTAGCATTGGATAATAAAATAAATTTGCTATATTTGATAAATGATTATACATTTGCGCACCAATTTTAATAATATATTATGGAAAGCGTTGCATTACAATATATTGTAGATAATTGGCCTACATTTGCCATCATCATTATCGTTAGTATCACGTGTTGCTTTATTGCAAGGAAATTCACTAAATGGGAGGACAAGCACAATAATATGCATAATGACAACGACAAGGAGCACGAAAAACTTATTGAGCTAGTTAATAAAGCTCTATTAAAAATTGACACCCTTGAAAGATTTCTTATAAAAAGAGGTGGGGCTGACTATGATGAGTTCACCAGAATGAATAGCCCTAGACAACTAAATGAAAAGGGACGTAAATTATTTAACGAGAGTGGAGCAAACGATTTCTTTGAAAACAACAAGCAACCTCTACTTCGTTTGTTAAATTCTGAAATATCAGAAATGAGAAACAAAACAGCATTAGATGTTGATTCTTGTGCGGCAAGGATATGTTTCAGTGTATCTAACAATAAAGATTTCAAAAAAATCAAAGATTTCGTGTACACTCATCCAGTATTTGAAGGCACGAATATAACCATTAACACTATTGCTATGTTAATGGGTATCGAGTTAAGAAATGAATACTTGAAATTGCATCCAGAGATAGATCCGATGTCTGAATAAAATATTTTAGCATCAAAGTGATACATGAACTTTTAAAATATTGCCAATAACCTAAAATTAAAATTTATGGAAGAAGAATATATCGAGGATGATAGTATTGACTCTGGAATCTCTATTAAACTTGGGAAAAGAACGGATAGTTTTGAGATGCTAGAAAGATTGTGCAAAGAAGAAGCTGAAAAATTACGGGCAACCATCGAGGTTCCTGATCACGGGAAGGTTTCGGTTCCTTTTTTGACTGCTTACCAGTTCTCCGAACTTATCGGGGTAGCTTATTTTAGCAAGGACAAAAATGGAGAGGTTGTATACGAGCTAGATTTCTCTGAAACGACGTTATAAACTATTTTTATTAGATAATAGTCTAAAAGAAAGTGAATCAGGATTGCCGTCTTTAATTCACTTTCTTTTTTAATTATAGATAGCGTAGAAATTTATTATTCGTCTTCATTTCCCGGAATATCAACGATGTCGACACGTTTACCTAACGCCTTGCATATTTTACTCAAAATATCAAGACCTACCGAGTATTTCCCCTTCTCTATTTTCCAGATGTTCGTGTAGTTCAATCCCGTTAACCCGGCGAGGTCTCTTTGAGACAATCCCTTCTCTTTACGTGACGTTGCGATCATCAACCCTATTCTTTCCCTGTCATCCATTGCTCGAAATCTCAAATTTATCAATAAAAAAATAGCGATTTGCAAAAAAAATCAACACTTTTTTATCGTGAACAATATGCCGTTACTGAACCCGAAAAATCTTTCTCCTGTTAACGAGAGTCCATCTATATCTTTCACAACGTCAATTATCTCTTGAATTCGTTGTGCCTTCGTGAAGATTATACCCTTCTCTAAAACACTCTCGAGCGACTCTCTATAACTACGCAACCCGGCACGATTGATAGCGTCGTAAACTTGTTGTCTTAGTTCTTTATTATCCATGACCACTTTACATTAAATTGCAATAAGTGTAATTATCAATAGTGCTTAATAAAACTGGAAGTACATCAACGTTGCGTGAAGACATGTACACTTCATCGCCGATCACGATATACCTACGATCTTTCACTAGATAAATCAAAATATCAGGGAAACTTAAAAATGCTTGATCAAGCAAAATTTTATGATCCTCGTCAGGGGCAAAGCTTGACTCCATGAATCTTTTGAGCGTTGAAAACTCGTGTTCAACGAAGTTAACATCTTTAAAATAACCGGTTAATTCATCCTTGTTAATCTCTAGTCTCATGTCTTTCGTGCAGAATTTATAGCGTTGCCCCCGCTTCTATTGTTATTGTTTGATGTTACAAATATAATACAAATATCGTTTGCTTGCAAATATGCAAGCAAATATTTTCATGAAATGACGTTATTTATAATGGTTCAAAACAATAAAAGATACACTTGGACAAAAATAAAGGGGCATCCCGCCCCTCTAACACGCCGCCAATCGTGCCACACTTCAAGTAACTGTTTAACCGCTTTCAAACGATAGCGAGCATCTCCGCTATGATTATAGCAGCGACCCCGGCGATACACTCGTTATCCAGCAAGTCCATTAAATACAACAAATTAGCGTCATTTTTCATGGAGCGTGTTTTTAAGTTTTACATCTACAAATTTCCCTCTCTATATCTTTGTCGTGATTACAACAAGCACAAAGGAACATCTTGTTAACCGGGAACAACTCCCTCCGGATCTCCCCGGACAGGTAAGCGACATCCTCCCCGCCTGTTTCTAACCCGAAGGCTTTAGCAACGTGGTCGGTAAAGTGTCTCAACTCGTGCGAGAAAGAGTTATCGAACTCTGCCGGGCTTGACCACGTCCCGATAACCATTATCGTTTCACGCAGGGCGTTATTGGAATAGGTAAGACCCGTGTTCAACCTGCATGAAGCCATGTTCCGGTAGGCTCTTTCAAGATTATTCCTCGGGCATTGTATCGCTCTTAACTCGTTAATTATATCACGGGTGTAATAGCAATCCACGGCGTAGAACACCCTCAAGTGCCAGTCGTAACGGTCGATATACAGGTCTCTAACTATCATCTGTTCAATTTCGCAAGTTGTTTCTCCAATCTACGCCTTTGCGCTCGATTCAAGGCACGTTTATCAATACCTTGAGCGAATCCCTTTATCTTGTTAAAATCCTCCTCTGGCATCGATTTAATGATACTCTCCGGGCATTCCCCACGAATGAGGCGCAGTATGTATTTCAATCCTTTCATAGTATTAAATTTAACGAAATAACACATCGTTATTTATTTTTAAACTTCCAAATATATTTTCCTCTAAACTTCCCATTTTTTATACTTCTTGAAAGATTAGATGGAGATGATCCATACACTTCGCATACTGCCCTCAAAGATTTCCACTCTTTGATAAAAATACCGTTTTTATCAAATTGTAATACAGTCTTGGCGTTTGTGTGGGTTGGCTTTAAATATTGGGGGACAATTTCCTTGGAATAACTCCATAAAAAACCTCCACATGAATACCTTTTACCAACACAAACATCTCTTATTGAACTAGCCTGTATTCCCGTGTATCTTTGTGCCTCTCTAGAACTTTCATATTGATTAATCAAATGACCTATTTTATCAAATTGATATACAATCCGAGGGGCTGTTTTTGTATTTCTTTTTCTTTTCGTATCGTTGGCTCTCGACGAAACGCTACTTATGTAAGTGTTTTCTTTACAATGTTTTAATGTTAATGGATTATTTGCGTTCTCTTTTGGGGTAACCCATCGTAGGTTCTCCAACTTGTAATCCATTTTATTCGTATTAATATGGTCTACGTATGGCTTGTTTAATGGATTAGGGATAAAAGCCTTCGCTAAAAGTAGGTGAATAGGAATACTTCTAGATTTTCTGTCTTTACAAAGAGTAACACAAGGGTACCCGTGAGTTCCAATATGTATTTTTTTGTATCTTGACTTTACCTTTCTAAAAGAACAACCTTGTTTTACTGTTCTGTCAAGTGATTTTACTCTACCTTTACTTGATATTTTATAATATCCTTCATAGCCACTAATAGTTTTCCATGTTTCGTTTTCCATATTAATAAACAATTGATTACATTACAAAGATAATGTAATTGTTATTAATAACAAATACATTATCAAATCATCTCTCCAAATTCGATTGCCACTCCATTTCGCACAGAATCAGCATACCAACGATTGAATATGAATCCATCCGCTTGATCTTCGTCATCCACGTAATCTTTCACGAATAATACAAGGCTTTTTTCGTCAGGTAAAGAACTATGATAAAAATCGCTCATAGCCATGTGAAACACATAAATATAATCGTACATTATATTATTATTCAGTGTTATTCCATATTTGGACAATAGTTCGTCGATTTTATTCTTATCAAATATTTCGACTCGCTCTAATTTGCCTGTAGAAGAGTTCATTTTTCTCATTTTACTGATAGCGAAGTCACACATTTTTTTATTGAAATGATAACCATTGTATTTCAAATAATTAATCATATTCTGTGGTTTCGTGTCATATATGTCTAACGGCTCTCTTTGTTTCATCGTAATTAATTTTAAAAGGAGGCGAGATGACCCGCCTCCCGGTTAAACACTACCGGTAACGTGAATACCTGCCGGTTCCACGAACACCCCTGCGATTCCCGTAACTACCACGACCGGAGCCGCCGCCGTAACCGCCACGTTCTCCCATGTCGTCGTAATCCTCGTCATCGTCCCAGCGTTCGCCCATGCTTTCACCGCTGGAAAGTTCTTCAAGGCACTGCATCAGCTTGCCCCCGTAACGAACCATTTTTTCAGCGTAGTCGGACATTTTCTCGACCTTGCTCTCTGATATTTCGATCATAACCATTTAACTTGTTTTTTTACTGTTACTACTACCGTTTAAAGCTTTCGACAGCATCTCTCTTATATCCGTCAGCGTGCCTTCCATGCCGGAAACCTTTTGTTCCAGCTGCCCGATTTTCTCCTCTTGCGCTTTCTCTTTAGCGAGTTGCGGGTTTAACACCTTTAGCATGTCATCACAAGAGGCTATAACGCTTTCATGATAAGGGATGCTCTCTAGCACTTGCTTGCTCGTTCTTAGCATCGCTTCAACCTCTGCGTTCATCGCCTCCCTGCTCTCGGATACCACGACACCGCTAGAACCGAAATTGGCGATAGACAAGGTTGCCGGGAGTTGCTTGAACTCCATCGTTTCCTCCCCGACCTTCACCGACACGTCAACTACCGTTTCCACGTTTTGCCCGAAGGCTTGACCCGGCACGAGTTGGCCGTACTTGGGTTGCGGGTTACTCACGGAAACCACCTGACCGACCTTCAAACTGGGATTGTCGCCTTTTTGAAGGATGTAAAATATATTCTGTTGTCTTAGACTTTGAAACATGATTAATTAACTCTTTAACAAGCGGGATAACTCCCGCTTTCGGTTCTACACTACTCCTGTCAATATTTGCAAGGTGTTACTTCCAGACTCGTAATAACACAGGTAAATACCCGTTCCTGTTATATCCGAGGCTGTCACGTTGGCACCCGCTATCGTCGTGAGGTCTTGAGTCGTCCCGTTCGTGTCGAAAACCACCGGGAGCGTTCCCGTGGTGCCAGCTGGAACGGGTTGTGCTATCTTGAAAAGGATCAAGCCACTGAAAGGAGCGGACAGGAAAGGGTGATTACGGAACGAGAAACGCACGTTGGCGGTTCCTACCGTAATTCCCGTGCTTTCAAGCCTCGGGATCCCGTTCTTGTTCGCCATTATGAAAGGATTTATAAATGCCATAATACTTGTTTTAATAGATTATTACTATATTTGCACCGGGATAGATGAGAGTAATTAACTCATTGACAAGAGGTATGTCAACGCCTCTTCCCTTATTTTCAATGTTGACATCATTAATCAAAAGTTGACAATGACAAACAAAGAATTTCTCAAGAGTATTTCCCTTGACGGGGAAGAATGGCGTTTTATTAATGGAACGATGGGATATTTTGCTGTATCAACCCATGGTAGAGTTGCCTCTATGTCACATTTAGTTAGTGGAGGTAACAATAATAGCTGGATGACAAAACCACATGTATTGACCACGCGTACTAATCGTGGTGGTTATTTAAGGGCCCGTCTGGTATCAAAACACGGTATAGACATTACAAAATTAGTACATCGTCTTGTTGCAGAAGCGTTTATTCCTAATCCTAATAATTATCCATTTATAGACCATATTAATGGAGATAAAACCGATAATTCAGTAAATAATCTCCGATGGTGTACACGATCAATGAACATGCTTAATCCCGTAACACGTGTTCGCAATTCAAAAGCAAGAACTGGTAAAAAACCTCATAATTGTAAGCCTATTGTTCAGATAAAAAATGGTGTTGTTATTGCCACTTTTGAATCTGGAGGTGAGGCTTGCAGGGCTTTAAACCTTAGTAGTGGTACATTATGGGACTGTTGCCGTAACCAAAAGCATACATACAAAGGGTATAACTGGATGACACT